GTAATTGTGATTGTGATATAAAAACACACGAAGAAGAAAAAGGACTATTTATAGAAGGGATCTTTTACGGTAAAAAAGAAATTGAACATTTCAGCGACTGCCCTAATTGCGGACTAAAACTAGACACTAACGAATTAATCTAAACTAAAAACTAAATATTATGAAAACAAAAATTAAAGAAATCCAAGACTATTTTGCACAAAAGATTTACGATTGTGATTTTGAAATTGTAAACCATGACACAATAACAACCACTATAATAATAGATGATCTATTCACTTTTGAGTTATGGAAAAACAGAGTTGGGGTTTATGAAGGATCGTCAAATACCTTTATGATTATAGATATGGAAGAAGATAAAAGCGAAAAATATATTAGATTTATAAATACCTACGGGGTACCAACCAAAGAAGAAGTAAAAGCCGAAAAACTAGAGCAGTACAATAAACTTAAAAAAGAACTAAACTTATAATTATGAAAAACCTAGCAAAAGCAATTATTAACGTAATGAAAGACGTTAAAAACATAAGCAAAAACACGACTGTTGGAGGTGGTAGTTTCGCTTACAAAGGTGTATCTGATAAAGACGTAAAAGAAACATACAAAAATTCAATGTCTAAAAACGGACTTTGTATTTTACCAATAGATATTGACGCGAAAACAACTATTGAAAGATGGGAAGAAACAAACAACTACGGAACAAAACAAAAACAGTTAGTTTTTTCAGAGGTTAAGACAAGGTATTTATTACTTCATGACAGTGGAGAAAGCCAAGAAATAAGCGGGTACGGTCACGGAACGGATGCAATGGATAAGGCAGCAGGGAAAGCAACAACATACGCGCTTAAATATGCTTTACTTTATACGTTCATGACTCCAACGGGAGATATTGAAGATACAGACACGGAGCATAGTAATAATGTAGCTGTACCTCAACAAGCAAAACCTAAACAACTTCAAAAGAAAAAACTAGACGACAATCAGTTTAAACAATCAATTAAAGCACTTAAAGAAGGAACCGTAACAGTTTCACAGTTCACTAACTATGAATTAACAACACTGCAAAGCAAGATATTCACAGAAACATTAGTTTTAATAGGAAAATAATTATGAAACCAAACGATATACTAACTATAAATTGTACGCTTAAAATACTAGCGTGCGATTTACATGTATTAGAACATAAACTACGAGCAAATTACGAGGTGATTGATTATAAAATATTACCCGATACAGACGCTTTATACGAGAAAGACCCTAACTTTAGAAAACTAGTTAAGAGCGCAAAAGATATTAAGAAGCTAAAAGAGGTTTACATAAACGATCATAACTAATGAAGCTACATGAAATTTTAGAGAAAGTAGATTTAATTATAGAGACTTACGAAAGTGGCACCTACTTATCTTTAGAGAACCTACAAAAATCCCATCGTATATTGGTGGGATTAAATTACAGACTCACAATTTTTAACATAGATTACTTTCAGAACCACAATACAATTATGTATGAGTTTAAAGGAAGTGCCGCGAAAGGAAAAGTATTTGCAGACGAAGCAGTACCCGAAATTAGAATGTTACGTAAAATTATGGAAGCAATAGACAACGTTGTTTGGTCTATGCGATCCGAAATATCAATAATCAAAAAAGAACATTAATAAATCTATCAAGTATGAAAAGACGATTAAAACCACAAGAAGCAAGCGCGCTAGGATTTACGGTAAAACCAAGCCCCTCAGAAGGAAACCCAAGATACCAACTAAACGACGAACAAGAAGAAAACCTCATTAAATTGCGTAATGTTGGAGTTATTGAAAGTTGCGATAGTTTATCAATAGATCCTACAACCGCAAAACATTTATGGAAAAAAGACAAAGGATCAAGTATTTTCGTTAAAAATCCGATGTATATAAACCTGGAGGAACAAGAAAAAATAGACCAAGTAAAAGTACTACACGATAAATTTATTACTGACATTAAAAACTATTCTTTTAAATATCCTAAGTTTAAACGATCAGAAATAAAAGACCCACACTGTTTAGTCTTCGATGCCGCAGATATCCATATAGGTAAGATTTGCAGTTCTTTTGAAACGGGCGAAACATACAACAGCCAAATAGCAGTACAACGCGTTAGAGAAGGTTTAGCGGGTATTATAAATAAGTCGAAAGGATTTAATATTGATAAGGTTATTTTTATCACAGGTAATGATATTTTACATGTTGATAACGCAGCTAGTTCTACAACAAGCGGAACACATCAAGATACCGATCAAATGTGGTACGATAATTTTATGATGGGTAAGAAATTACTAGTTGAAATCATAGAAACATTGCTCACTATTGCAGATGTAGAGGTGGTTTACAATCCATCTAATCACGATTTTACACACGGGTTTATGTTATTGGATAGTATTTCTTCATGGTTCCATAATTGCAAACAAATAACGTTTGATAACGACATGCGACACAGAAAATACACTATTTACGGTAAAAATCTAATTGGTAGTACTCACATGGACGGTGCAAAAGTTGAGAAAATGCACGGTTTAATGGCAGAAGAAGCGAGCGAACATTGGCACACCTGCAATCATAGGTACTTTTACGGGCATCACTTACATCATAAAGTTGCAAAAGACGTGTTTAGTGTATGTGTTGAGACTTTAAGAAGTCCAAGCGGAACGGATGGTTGGCATCATAGGAACGGTTTTCAGTTTGCGCCAAAAGCAGTCGAAGGATTTATACATCACAAAACATTAGGTCAAGTAGCAAAATTAGTTCACATATTTTAATGGCTAAACAGGACAAATATCAATTACCTTTAAGTACGTTAATAACAGTAACGGCACGTAAAGGTAATTTTTGCTATATTGAAAACATGACGTTTGAACAGGCTTTAAATAGAGCTGAGGCTAATCGTAATAACGGATGGAGCTACAAAAACTACAAGCTAGGATATTGCGAGATGAAAGAAAAACATAAATAATATTACTTTTATGTTGTGAGAACTAATAAAAGGTTGTATATTGCAGCATCTAACGATATATAATATAGGTCGTATGGCAGGGGGGAGATGTTGCGTTTTAGTGGAGATGCATTGAAGCTAAGAAGCGCGGTTAAAAAGCGACATGTTTACCGCTCCCTCCTGCGATATTACCTATATTTAAATAACTTAACAATCTAAAATAAATATTATGAACGAAGAACAAGAATTTCCTTTATTCCCAGAACTAACAGAAGAAGGGAAAAAGCAAGCACAAGACTTAATGATTAAGTTCGATAAGCAACTTTTAGATAGAGCAAAGGAATTGATAGGAACAATCACAAATGAATTCTACTACGAAATAGCTAACGAGGTTGAGAGCGATCATTGGTTTAATTACAGGCAAAAAATAATAGATGGAATATCTAATTATAATAACAAAGGTCATTCAAAGCATGATTTTGATACTATTAGAAAAGCTATTTACAGAAACCATAAAGAAGAGATTGTAAAAGACTTGAATCAAGACTTATTAAAAGAGATAGAAGATTTAAAAAAGAGACTAGAAAACGCTTATTCAAGTAGATTTTAACAACTAACAACCCGCAAATAATCCACCCGCTACAACTAAATATTGTGATTTTCCAAGTAGCGAGGTGGTAAGGGTTAATCTAAAAACTATAACCATGCCAGATATTTCAATGTGCAAAAACATCACATGTTCAAAAAGACAAACATGTCACCGATTTACAGCAACTCCTAATCCATACAGACAAACATACGCGGAGTTTGTAGAAGATCTAACTGATGGCGGTTGTGAATACTATATTAAAAACTAGATAAAATGAAATTCAAAGTAGTTACAAAAGGAAACGAAAATGAAGTCTGGGCAACTGGGTTTCATGGATTGTTAGGATTTAATAAAGCAACTAGCAGGATTAAGGAAGGTTATTTTTATGATCACATGTATATTGAAGAAAGGTATAAACAATTAATAGTAATAGAGGATAAGACATAATACAAAACACCATGATAAGAACAACAGCAGGAGGAGGAAGTAAAATGAAAATAAATAAACCTGTAGCAAATACTCAGATTTCCGAGGTTTTATACATGTTATTAACATTGGATATACTAACATATAAAATAGCCGTTAACAGAGCTGATATATGTAATCTAAACTCTATAATATCAAAGCTAAGATACAGGTATAGTTTAGTTATAGAATACGATAACATAGAATCAGTCAACGAATTTAAAAGAGTAGCCTTAAACGGTGGTTGGTATTTAAGCGACAAAGAAAAAGCACTGCAGCTATACAACAGAATAAACACAGAGAGCAAAAAAGGTTACTCAGAATCAATCAGTCACTTAGATTACGAACTCGTAGTTAACTATTTCAAAAAACATGAAGATAACAGTCCTGGAGATATACATAAATCAACAGGGATCAGTAAAGCAAAAATAAAATATATTCTTAATGAGTATATCGGAGGGTTAAAAATAGGTTTAAAGGATGATAATTAATAAATATTTTGTATCTTAGCACTTTAAGAGTGTCCTATTATCCATTAGCGTTATTGGTGCACTATAAAATAACAACGGTTTCAGGAGTCGGACACTGATAATCAAAAACATTTACCACTTAAGGTGCGGCAGTTCGACAATAGCCAATCCTTAAGTGGTTTTTTTATACACTAAAATTAGATATTATGATTTATAAAAGCGCAAAAGTAGGAGAAATAAACGACGTAACTGTTATTGAATTTGGAACAGGTGACGTAGCTATAGGAGCATGTAAAGACAAAAACGGAATGTGTGCATTAACGTTTATGCAGACAGAAAAAGGAAAAGTAGGTTCAACTCATAGAGATAAAGGAAAGAATATAAACGAAGTAGGATTAGATGTTTTATTTACTTTTATGAATATAGAGAGTTTAGAAGTTGTAGAGGATATGCTGTCTAAAGTAAAAGTATTATTAAAAAACGAATTAAACACAACAGATAAATAAACACTTAATAAAATATATTATGGGAATAATCAAGATACAAAGATTAAAATGTATAGATAACCAAAATTACAAATTCTTAACAGTAGGTAAAGTTTATGTAATGCTAGAAGAATTAGATATTTATTATACTGTTATATGTGATTTCGGAACAGAGGCTACAATGAGTAAGGTTAGATTTGAGAAAGTAGATTAAACACTTAATAATAAACAACAATAACTTTTATCAGTTTAGTAAAACTGTTATTTAATTATGGCAAAAATAGAATTAAGACATTTAGACTGCACGGGGAGTACTAATTTCGGAACAGTTGAGGTAGTGGAATTGTACAGTAAAGAAGCGGTCAAGATAAATATCTACGATGAAGTTAAGCGTCGTATAACTCCTTTGATTTTAGATAAATCTACAGCGATAAAGTTTGCAAAAACTATACGAACTGCAATAAACGAAATCAAATAATCATGGCAAAAGAACTGCCATACTTCCAATTTGAACCAGCCGAGTATTTAACTAAGGACATATCTTTTTGTTCTTTATCTGCTCAGGGCTTATTTATTAACCTATGTGCTTATTATTGGCAAAGAGGTTGTAAAATCACAAAAACACAATTTCTTAAACGCTTAAACAACGAAAAAGAATTCACGGAACTATTAGAAGAAGGTATTTTCGACCTTGATAACGATGGTAATATTTCAGTTGGCTTTTTAGATATTCAATTTATGAGTATCGAGGAACAACAAAAAGAAAACAGTACTAGAGGTAAGATAGGAAACTTAAAACGATGGAACATAGATGCTTACAATAAGTTTATGTCTAAAGAATTGACATTAGAAGAAGCATTAAAACTTCCTAAAGTATCGGGTGGCGATCGGGGGGCGACTACAGAAGTATCGGGTGACGATGCTTTGGCGATCGCAAAGAAAATCGCAGATAAGAAGAGAGAAGATAAGATAAAAGAAGATAAGAAGAGAGAAGATAATAGAATAGAAAGACTAAAGAAGGCTAAAGCGGAATTTAAAAATTCCTTACTACCTCACTTATCTAAATACGGAAAGAAAACATTAAATGACTTTTATCAATATTGGACAGAGCACGGAGAGAACGATAAGAAAATGCGATTCGAGAAACAAACTAGCTACTCAATACCACACAGATTAAGTAATTGGGTTAAAAATGATTTCGGTAAAAGCTATAAAGACGAAGCGGTAACAGCAGTAAATAAACGCGTAAGCACTATAAAAATAGGATAATATTATGAAATACATGGAAATAATTGAAATAGTATGGTTAACGGTAGCAATAGTTGGTTTAATTATTTGCTCTTACGGAATAACAAGAAGTTGGAATGAAATTAACAAAATTAAAAAAGACATTATACGAAACGAAGAAGTATATGAGTACAGAATGGGTCTTATTGATAGGATAGGCATAGTCGAACGCAAGAAAATAGCTTCGTATAATGAAATGATGAAAAGCGACAAGCCTTTAACTGATGAATATTGGATAAACTAAACTAAATGGACAAAGGAAAAATACAACCACAATCAATAGAGATAGAACAAGCTATCCTAGGCGCAATCCTAGTAGATAAAGAAGCGATTAATGAAGTAGGTGACATACTTGTATCGGAAATGTTTTATTATCCCGCAAATCGGCTTATTTACGATGTGATAATAGAACTACATTCTACTAGTTCAAATATAGACTTATTAACTATTGCTGATAAATTAAACGCCAGCGGAAATTTAAAGCTAGTAGGCGGTGATATGTATCTCATGGACTTAATAACAAATGTAGCCACGACATCACATATAGAGTCACATGTAGAAATATTAACACATAAGTACGTACAAAGGCAATTAATACAGAAATCTACAGAAACAATTAACAACGCTTACAATGACGAGGTAAACGCAAACGAGTTATTAAGTAGAGCTTATAATGGTTTAAATAGTATTTCCGAAAAGTCCGTTAGAACACAGGACGCTTCATTAGCTGACTTAATCGACAATCAAATTGAGCACGGGCAAATGATCCACGCAGGAGAAGTAAAAGCAGGCATACCTACACCAATCCATAAGTTGACAGAAAAAACAGGAGGTTGGAGAAACTCGGAATTGATTATATTAGCTGCACGTCCTGGAATGGGAAAGACTGCGTTTGCTGTTAGCTGTGTATTAGAAGCTGCAAAACTCGGAATCCCTGCAGCGTTTTTCTCGTTGGAAATGTCAAAGGAGCAATTAACTGATCGTATTTTATCAATGGAAGCTAGGGTTGAAAGTGATAGGTTTAATATTAGAGGCTTAAACGATCATGATGTTGCACAAATAAGTACCGTAAAGAACGAATTAAAATCATTACCGTTGTATATTGATGATGGTGCAAGTTTAACTATCACACAGTTTCAAGTCAAGGCTAAGAGACTTAAAAACAAGTACGATATTGGATTTATAGTTGTTGATTATTTGCAATTAATGAGTGGTGAGGGTAAAGGAACGAATCGAGAGCAAGAAATAAGCAAGATTTCACGAGGCTTAAAGATGGTAGCAAAGGAATTAAATATACCTATCATGGCATTATCTCAATTATCGAGAGCAGTTGAAACAAGGGGAGGAAGTAAACGCCCGTTATTATCTGATCTTAGAGAATCTGGAGCAATAGAACAGGATGCAGACGTAGTAATGTTTCAATATAGACCAGAGTATTACGGTCAAACAGAATGGGAAGAAGAATACAACCGAGAACCAACAGAGGGCGAGTGCGAATATATCGTAGCTAAGAATCGAAAAGGTGGTTTAGTAAGAAATAGAATGAGGTTTGAAGGTAGATTTACATTGTTCTCGGACTTGGAACCAGAAGAGTGGCAGACTTGCGAAAACACAGAATTAACAAACCCATCACTAGACCAAGCATTTTAGAAAATAGAAAACAAATCATTTAAAAAATAATATTATGGATAAAGAACTAAACTATAAAATGAATAAAGACAGGATAAACGAACAATTCTATATAGACAGAAAAGGAATTATTAAAAAATATACAGGAGACATGTATAAGGAGGTGATTAGTTTTCATTATGAAATATCATTATCATTATTTCCAAATATTAAATATCCTGATTCTCCTGACGATCACGCACTCATGAAAGGACTTGTGTTAGTTGGGAGTAGCGTATATTCTGGAGCTATAATTAAAAAAAGACCTACTATTTCTCAGGTAAAAAAACTTAAAGAACTTAATTTATATGATTGTCTTTGTTTTGAACATAATAATTATTGGATAAATTTTGATAAATATCAATTACTAATGAAAAAATAACAACATGAAACACAAATTAATAATAACAGACAAGAACAACAAAACAGTATTCGAAACAAAGCAAAAAGAGATTAAGAACGAAGCCGAGTTAAAAAGAATATTGAAGAAATATACGGAATAACAACATTTTAGTAGGTTGGTAAGTTAAATTAAACTATCTTAGCAATGAATTTAAAACTAATATTATGAGCAGAGAAGAATTAAAAGAGTTAGGATTTGAAGAAATACCGCATTTTACGGTTATGAATAACTTAATCTATCAAATAAGAAGACATAGGCACTTTTCAATAGGATGTCTAGGCGAGCCTAACGAGGTTATGTTTATATGTCAGAAAGACAGAGATACAAACGATAGAATAATCGATTTAGTTTGTGTTCATAATTACGATTTTGACGGATTATTGACTCTTGAAAAAGTAAAAGCACTTATCAAACTTATAAAATAATTAATTTAAACTATAAACAAATGAAAGTAGAAACAATCGAACAAATGGAAAGTATTTTTGAAAACACAGATAGTAAATGGAAAGGCGACAACGCGTACCAAGGGCTTCAAATATTATCTAAATATACAAATAACTTAATCCAAGGCGCAGGGCATGACGTAATATGGGCTATGGATATTGACGAAGCTATAAAGGCAGGAATAACAAAAGAGGACGTTACTAAGTTGGCGTTATTAAATTGGATGATAGAAGATAGTAGTTATTTTGCATGCTTCGTTTAAACCAATTAAACAATAAAGAATAAACCTAATTAAAAACAAAACAAGATGATTAAAACAGAATTAAACCAAGAGAAAGAAGTAAAAGAGTTGGGATTTCCTAAGTTGATGGTAAGTAAAGATGGTTCATGTATTATTTTAATGATTAGACATCAAGCAGGAACTGTAATAGTAGGAAATAATATTCATGATACGGGTTATTTTTGCAGCGTATGGGCGTCAGGTGATTTCAAAGACTACAAAGGAACAATAACACTAAGCAACGAACTAGAATAAAAATAAAAACAAAACAAGATGAGCGGAGGAAGCCATAATTATTTATACTGCAAAGACAGTGACGAAATACTAAACCATATAAGTGACATAGAAGGGATGCGCGATAGATTAACCGAAGAAGGATATTTAGACGCAGCCAAGGAAACGGAGGAAGTTATACTTGTTATCAATTCGTTTAACGTAAGAATGCAAGCAAGATTAAACAGATTAAGTCAAGTATGGCGAGCTGTTGAATGGTGCGATAGTGGAGATAGTGATCCAAATCACATTAAAGAAGAAGTAGAAAAATATAGAGAATTATAAACCAAGGAAAAGCACCCATCCTTTATTAAACGGGAGCGATAAAACAATAAACAAGATGAACAACGAATTACAAGGATGCCAACCAATGGAAAGAAAAACATTAATTAATGCATTTGAAAGATTATCAGGTAAATGTAATCAATTAAGAGAAGTCGCAAATTTAACAGACAGGCTCACGGCTAAATTACACAGAACAGAAGACGAGCCAAGACCTACAGACGAAAAGGTTAAGCAGGAAAATAAACGAATGGATATTGTAGATTTATTTAATTCTATTGCAGATGATATGGAAATACAAATAAACAGAATAGGATCAAACACAGAGGAAGCAATAAACATCATTGAGTAAAATAAACCAAATAAACAGCAGTAGATCAAAATAAAACATTATCTTTACACAGCAAAGGTTAGTAAGTTTTACATTTCATAATGTTTAGTTTTAGATTATATCCCTGCTTGATTCATACAAGTGGGGATTTTTTTATATATATCTGTATGCTTTTACATAAAATAACATAGTTATATGTATAAAACTTAGTGTTTCATGGTTAATTGTCGTATATTGTAGTCTAATAGTTTAGATTCTAACGAATTAACAAACTATAAGTATGTATCAGATACAAAATTTAAACTAATCAAAATGGACGTAATACTAATAACAGATGCAGAAGGAGAAAGAGCATACGATAAGTACGGAGAAGAAATAAAACTAAATAAAATGGAAAACAAAGAACTAATAAAGAAAGCTAAAGAGATTATATTAAAAGGAGCTAAGCAGGTGAATATTGAGTTGCCTGAGTTTGAGATTGATATTGAATATGATATAAAATTCCTTAGACCAGCAGTAAATAATAAAAATCCTTATGCGTGCCTTAATTCTGCATTTGATTTCGAAGAAGGGAAACATGATGATGATGCTTTTTGGCGGTGGATTGCTTTATGCGATAAACTACCTAAAACCATAAACAACTAACAATCAACAACTAAGTCAACATGCGCCACGGGCAATATAATGCTAATTAACATGTATATTAACTAATAAATAGCAACATACTGCCCACAGCGTAGAGACAATAAAAACAAAACGATATGAACCATTACGAAATAGAATACGAATACGGAGACGGATTTACAGACGGAATAATTTACGAAGGCGAAACAGTTATTGACGCTATAAACAGTTATATTGAAGATAATGGACAAATTCATGATATAGTTTGTGTAACCCTAGTTTAAGAACAGCAGCAATACATAAGGCAAATGAAATATTTAATAATTTAAAGTAAACGAGATATGAAAGAATATACAGGAATAGAATTAATATCAGTAGAGGAGATGCTAGAAATATTAGAACGAATAGATAATTAAACAACACTTAAATAATAAAAGACTATCTTTACATAGAAAAACAAAACACATGCTAGAAGATATTTGCAAAAAAGATAAGTATTGGAGAACAACAGCGACGTTTATATGTAAAAACAAAACTATTGCAGACGATCTAGTCCAGGATATGTATTTAAAAGTTAGCACGATTACAAAGCCTATAAACGATTATTATATTATATTGATAATACGTAACCTTTGGATTGACATGTGTCGTAAAAAAGGTACTACAGTTGATATAGATAGCCTTTACTACATAGAAGACAAAGAGCATACATTTGAACCAGATGATTACGAAGCGAAACTATTAGATAAAGCGAGTAGTCTAAAGTATGTTCAACAAGAATATCTAAAAGAAAGCTTTGACAGAACGCTTAGACAGATTGGAGAGGAGTATAAAACTAATTATGGTTTTGTATATCGAGAGTTGGACAAGGCAAGAAAGGAGGTGTTAGGATCTGATTACGCTGAGAAGTATAATAATAAAAGATTGAAGTATAGAAAACCTAAAAAATAAATCATGGGAGCAGTTTATAGATGTGTAGAGCCAAGAAAACAAAAAGGTAGATATATTTATAATAGAGATAGGTTACATAAAGTTGGATGGAAACCAAAGCATAAACTAAGATACAGAATATTACAACGAGAATTTATAAACATTATGAAACATCAAGAAGCAATAGATATACTAGATAGTATGGTTGACGCAATAACCAACTACGAGTTAGATGAGATTTGGTGTAGCCGTGATATTTATGATGCCTTAGGGTTAAAAGAATACAAAGGATTTAAAATACACACTAGTCCTTTACTGCCTAAAAAAGGATATGCAGCACAGGGTAAATTATACTTTTAAATAACAATAGAACAATTTTAAACGTTTTAAATCTGAGTTGAATATTCAACTTTATATCAACCATGGGAAGTGTAAAAGATAACGGAGGGAAGAGAGAAGGTGCAGGACGTAAGCCAAAAGCAGACGAGGACAAGCTTATACAAAAGTTATCCCAATTAGATGACAAGGCTTTTAAATGCCTAGAGGATGGAATAAAAAGCGGCAACTATCAGTATTGGAATAAGTTTATGGAGTTTAGATACGGGAAGCCGAAGGAAAGAGTAGACGTAACTACGGGGGGTGAAACTTTAAACATACCAATTATAAATTTTGTAAAGTCTGGATCTTAATTCTAAATATAACAACCTTTTTACTGCTGATTGTAGATACTTTATAATCACAGGCGGTCGTGGTTCTGGTAAGTCATTCGCAGTAACAGTATTTCTAACCTTGCTTACAATGGCGAAAGGGTTTAGAATACTGTTTACTCGTTTTACAATGAAGTCTGCACACTTATCAATTATTCCTGAGTTCCTGGAGAAGATTAGCTTACTTGGATTAGACAGTATATTTAACATAAACAAAACGGAAGTAGTTAACACCTCAACTTTATCAGATATTATATTCAGTGGTATTAAAACGAGTGCCGGAAATCAAACAGCAAACCTTAAATCATTGCAAGGTGTTAGTACATGGGTTTATGATGAGTGCGAAGAAGAACAAAGCGAAGATAGATTTGATACAATTGATTTATCTATTAGGCAAAAAGGAATTAAGAACAGAATCATTTTAATACTTAATCCTACAACAAAAGAGCATTGGATATACAAACGATTCTTTGAGCAACGAGGCGTAGAGGGTGGATTTAACGGTATTAAAGACGATGTGTGTTACATACATTCAACCTACTTAGATAACAAAGAAAACCTTAGTAAGAGTTATTTAAAACAGATTGACAACATAAGAATAAACAACCCTAAAAAGTACAAGCATAAAATAATGGGGGGATGGCTTGATAAACAGGAAGGTGTTGTATTTGAAAATTGGGAGTACGGAGAATTTAATCCAGATAGTTTACAAACGTCTTGCGGTATGGACTTTGGATTTAGTGTTGATCCTGACACATTGACTGAGGTTGCAATTGATAAGGCTAAGAAGATAATATACTTAAAGCAACATATTTATCGCAACAGATTAAAGGTTGATGATTTGGCAAAGTTGATACTTGAAAAGGTAGGTAATAAGCTTATAATATCAGAGGTTGATCCTAGGCTGGTCGATGATTTATACAGTCGTGGGTGTAATATCCAGCAACATAAGAAAGGTAAAATAGAAGTAGGTATTACCTTAATGCTAGAGTACAGGCTAATCGTAGAACCAAACAGTATTGATATAGGTAAGGAGTTAAACAACCATGTGTATTCCGATAAGAGTAGCAAACTATATGTTGATGATTGGAATCACGCAATAGACGGATCACGATATAACATCGAACATCATTTACTAGGTAGCTACGGAATAGAAATAAGATAAATAACAATCAACAAAATAAAACGTTTTAATTACATGAAGATAATTTTACCAGAGGACATCGGAGAAATTACATTAGAGCAGTTCCAAAGATACTTTAAACTAACGCAAAGAACTGACTTAAACGAGTTAGATTTTAACAAGCGTAAGATTGAAATATTCACAGGTATAGCATTTCAGAAGGTTGCCAACATGCAGCAGACAGACTACGAAGATATTATAAAACAAATAGACCTGGCGATTAATAAAGAGGTTCCATTCGTAAATAGGTTCACTCTAAAAGATATAGAGTTTGGTTTCATTCCTAACTTTGATAACATATCAGTGGCGGAATTAGGAGATTTAAAAGAGTACGGAGACAAAGAAGAGGAATTAAATAAAACAATGTCTGTATTATTTAGACCGATTAACGGAGAGGATGCATTCGGTAATTATACAATTGAAGATTATAACGGAACAGCATCACGAAAAGAACTATTTAAACAGATGCCTTTGAATATTGTAAACGGTGCCTTGGGTTTTTTTTTGAATTTGTCCAACGACTTAGAGATAGCTATCCTGAGATATACGGAGGAGGCACGAGTGAAGGCAGCAGCGCATTAGATTACTTTGAAAAATGGGGATGGTACGCAACTATATTAAGTTTAACAAACACAACCGAGGAAGGAATAGGAGACATTACAAAAATAAAAGAAGTAGAGAACATGAATGTACATTTTGTACACAACTTTTTAGCAGCAAGAATCGACACAGCGAAGTTAAAGAATAATATAAGGAAAGGAAATAACACAATAGATTTATAGTTATGAAATATACGACATTATTAAAAAATAAACCACTTCTATTCATAGATAAATTACTAAGGTTATTCGGTTATTACATTACCGTAACAGGTGTTGACTTAAAAACTAAAGATTTTGACAGTATGGAAATTAGACGAAATTAAATAGACATGAACCTATATACACAATTACTGAACTACTTTAAAGCTCTAGGAGAGGCGGATACTTTTGTAAATACAATTACACAAGGAGACTTTACGAAGATAGATTTAGACAAAGGACAATTGCACCCGCTATTACATATTCAGGTTAATAACGGGATATTCCCTAGTGATTCAGTAATACAATTCAATGTACAAATAGGATGCTTTGATAATAGAGATATTAACAAAGAGATTGTTGAGGATAGATTTTGGAAGCAGGATAACGAAGTCGACAACCTTAACGAAACTTTAGCCACTTTAAATAGGTTATGGTTAAACATGTACAGGAACTTTAACAACAATAACATAACGGCAACACAAGCGAGTTTTGAACCGTTCACAATGGAGTACGCAAAGTTATTAGACGGTTGGATAATGACATTTGACATTGAGATACCTAATAATATAGTAAGTCTTTGTGACGGTACTGTTATACCGATAGTAACATTTAGTAATACACAACTAACATTTAGTAACAATAACGGAAATGGCTAAACAAATAATAGATAGAGGAACAGTAGACGATCCTAAAACGGGGGATAGTTTATACGAAGGAGCTGGTAAGATAAACGATAACTTTACTGAGTTGTACGATAGACCTGTTGGAGGTGGGGGTGGTTCACTAGAATATAGTAGGACTGATATACTTGATCTTAATGCGTCGTTTTTAACTTGGTTTCAAGGAGTTACAAGAAATGCAACGGATCGAAAAATTGACAATCCGGCGTCTAACGTAACAATGACAGGCGCAACAGCATCAAGCATAAGTAACGTTACTCCATTAGCTCACATAGTAGGTAATCAGACATTAAACAGATTAGACGTTTTCTTTGGTCGTGGTAGTTCGGGTGTTGTTACTGAAATAGGCATGATAAGAGTCAGGTTTACAAACGGAGTTCATACCGCGTTTGATGTATATGAAGTACTTTTGGAACAAAGTATCACGCAAGTTATTTCAGATTATCACTCGTTCACTTCGTTTGGAAACGTGAATTTGTTAGATAAGGATTTGATATATGTATTTTTTAAAGGGGTAAACGGTAATGAAATATCACCCGTAATGTATAAAATTAACACAACACCCGTATAACATGAAACATTTTTACAGTATAAACAAAGGCGGTCACATTCTATATATACACGAAGAAGAAGATAGAGAACTCAAAGAAGGTGAGATAAAACGCGATTCAATGTTTATTAAACCATGCATAATTGACGGCATTATTTCGGAAGGATCAAACGATCAATTGGAATTGGAACAACTCGAAAACGCAAGAACTCAAAAAATACAAGAAGTAAAAACATTAGCGGGTTCTATTTTAAGTAAAACAGATTACTTAGCTATAAGACAATATGAGGGTTCTAAAGATATGCCTAATTATGTAAAATTAAAAAGGAATGAGATAAGATATAATTCTAATATTATTGAAAAAGAAATATCAATATTAAAAACATTAGAAGAAATTAACAATTATCCAATAGAATTATAATGCACGTAGAAAAGGAATTAAATAAGTTCGGTAAATTCTTAGTTCAACAATCTAGGAGTAATCTAACCAAGAAGGATAAGAATGCTTCTAAGGAGCTTTATAATTCTATTGGTTATGATTTATCCGTGCATAAAAATTCCTTTACATTCTCTTTTAGCATGGAGAACTACGGTAAGTTTGTAGACGCAGGAGTGAAAGGAGTTGGAGGAACGAAAGCAAACGGTGAGCAATGGAAAAAGAAAAGAGTAACAAATAGTAAATTCAAGTACAGAAATAAACGACCTCCTGCATCAGCTTTTAACGGATGGGTAGTTCGTAGAGGAATAGCACCAAGAAGCGCAAGCGGACAATTTGTCAGTCGTAAAAGCTTACAGTTTGCTATTGCTAATTCAGTTTATCACACAGGATTAGAAACGACTAACTTTTTCAGTAGACCGTTTGAGTTAGGATTTGAGAAATTAACCGATGATGTTGTAGAAGCATTTGGATTAGATTTAGATAATTTATTAGAACACGCATTAAATAATTAACCATGATAAAAACACTTTCTCCTTATTACTTAAATGTACCGTTATCCGATGGAGGTGTTCCGTTTGACTATTACATATTTACGTTATACGTTTGGACAGGATTACAAAGTTCTGAGCCTGCAACTGCAAGTTATCAATTAACCAGGCAGAACCCAACGCAAAGCATAACCACAGATAAAGTAAATATATCTAATCTCATAAATGACTTTATAGAATTCGAATCACAGACAGCAACGACCACAAGTTTAATAGATGGAGTAAATCAAGTGTGGGTATCTGCGTATTACGAAGGATTTATAGACGACGTTTCAAGCGGTGTAGTTCAATTAGTTTTAGATAATGCTATAAGTGGATATAATTACGGAATGGATGGAGAGAACGCAACAGTACCGACTAATAAAATACTATTATCAGGCTCAGAGTTTAAGGTAAATGCAGATAGTTCATTTATTATACCTTTAATTGGTAACGATACAAGCGTAACTGTAATATCTTATCCAGATAATGAGATAAACGAAGACATAAACGTGCCTATTTCGCTTGATTCTAGCGAGGTTGTTAGTTATTTATGGGTGCAATGCTCAGAAACGTCACAAGATAACCTTATAGAAGTGATTTATAACGGTGTCACGATCAGTTTATTCCTTAAGAACGAGTACAGATACACGCCAATCGACATACATTTTAAGAATAAAGAGGGAACACAGCAAGTATTAACGTTCTTTAAGGAGCGAAAAGACAATATAAAAGTCACAGGAGAAACATATAACGGCTCAGGAGGGCAACCGATAAACGGATTTCACCAAAAAGTAGACTATAATAAGAACGGTACAGCTAGTTTTGTTGCGAGTAGTGGATTTGTAGACGAAGAAAACAACGATACGTTTAAGCAATTGCTATTATCCGATAAGGTTTGGCAGTATGATGGCTCAATAATGACTCCTTTAAACATAGGAAGCAAAGGAATAGAATATAAATCACAAGTAAACGACAAATTAATTAATTATACTATTGAATTTGAGTATTCATTTAATGAGATCAACGATATATGATAACAGGTTTATACATAGGGAACGATCCGACAGATTTATTAGATTTATATGGAGATGAAAACATAGAGATGAATTCCTCTGTTACTGATATTGAAGACATCGAAAAGAACACCACGGAGTTTATAAAAACATTTACAGTACCCGCGTCTAATAAAAACAATAGAAAGTTCAAGCATTACTATAACGCTGATATTGATAATTCATTTGATGCGCGTATAAAAGTCGAGGGCGGTATTTCTTTAAATGGTTTTGGTTTTAAGTTGGGTAAATACAGGCTGTCAAAAGTAAGCATGAAGAATAATAAACCATCAAGTTACACTATACAATTTTGGGGGAACTTGATAAGCTTAAAGGACAGTGTAGGTAAAGATTTATTATCTGATTTGGACTTATCAGAGTTCGACCATGATTATACGAGCAACAATGTTAAGGCAGGTTTAACAGGCTCCTTAATAAACGCAAATATAATTTATAACCTATTCGTAAAGAAGCAATACTACTACAGTACTGATCCAGGTGATAAAACTATTACGGACCAATTGGTAAATATTGCTTATGGTGATGGTTTAGGCGATAACGGGATAACATGGAGTGATTTAAGACCCTCAATAAGGATTATAGAAATAATAAAAGCTATAGAGGCTAAATATGGTTTTACATTTAGCCGTGACTATTTTGGTAGGGCTGAGTTTTTAAATTTATTTATGTGGTTAAATCCAAGCGCAAGCGGTGAACCTGGAGGAGGTGAGCAAATGGTTGATTTTGATTCTGGAGATACGACCAATTTTAACCTAACAACTAATATAGGTACTTTTGACGTATCTACTAGTATAACTTATAATATAGGGTATACGGTAACAGTAAGCGCAGGATTTGAAGACGTAGAATATACTGTTAAGTTCTATAAAAATGGTGAGTTATCAACGCAGACAACAGTAACGGGAACGCAAACATTTTTCATTGAGGCTTTAAATATTTCTGGAACAGGAGAGGATTTTTTTACATGGGATATTTATTTTGAAGTTTCATCTAATAAGAAATTTGATTATGAGTTTGAAGTATCACAATCTAAGTTTGTAGGTACGTTTTTTACAGGATCAGTAACAACTTTTGCGAGTGAAAACAATATAGTAAGAAGGTTTATTGTGTCCGATGAATTCCCTAAAATGAAAGTAATAGACTTTTTAAAGGGTATTTTCAAGAAGGATAAGTTAGTTATTATACCTACAGACTTTGATAATTTATACGTTAATACATTAGTTGATTATTATGCGGAAGGTGATCTGATTGATATTACAAGATATGTTGATAATACAAGTCATGATGTTAACAGGGGTAAATTATTAAACGAAATTAACTTTACATTTACAGAACCTACGACAATTTTAAATACACAATTTGAAATAAATACAGGTAAAGGATACGGAGATGAAGAGAACGAAATAAAAGACGAAGATGGAAATCCTTTAGATGGTGATAAATTAGATTATAAACTTCCATTTGAGCAGATAGTATATGAAAGGCTAATAGATGTTTTTATTAATGAAATTGCAAACGTTCAATACGGAGCAATTATAAAAGATGATTTAACTAAAGCTAACCCGAAGCCACATATATTTTATAGCATAAACACATCTTTAGGGAGTACACAGTTGTCTTTTATAGATGATTTAGGGAATAGGACACTATTAAACAACTCTATTAACATTCCTAGCCATACAATGACGTTAGAAAATGTTAATTTTAGTACTGTATTTAGTGAGGAATTTAGCGAATGGACAAATGTTAAAATAACAAATACACTATATAAAAATTATCACAAGGATTTTATAGATAGTTTATTTAACATCAAAAGAAGAGATTATAAATTTAACGCAAAGTTACCATTTAGGATTCTGTCTAAACTAGAGTTAAACGATATATTTAAAATAAGAGATAACTATTATAGGATAAGTAACTATAACTTAAATCTATTAACTGCGGAAGCTGAATTAAATTTAATAAGTTCTTTTGATGCTGTTATAGGAGGGTTTTCTGCTTCGATAACTGATATATTTGTTGACTACAAAGCGCAAATACAAAGTATCTATGTAACTAATTTAGGTAATTCAACGTTTGATAAAGTAGATAATGGTTTTGATGTTGATTGGGTTTCAGTATCTAGTGTTCTGAATAATGTTTATTTTTCTATTGCATTAAACGAAACAGGATTAACAAGGGATATGTTTGTAGACATTACAAACGAGGGAGCAACAAAAACAATTAGAGTTTATGTAAATCAAACAGGAGGTAACGTAACGGTAGACAACACGACCATAACAGTAGATAACAACATAATAACAGTAGACAATGGCTAAGCAAACAATAAACGTAGGAACATCACCAAACGACGGGTTAGGAGACACGTTAAGGGATGCAATGATAAAGGTTAATAGTAATACAGATGAATTATATACAGCGCAAATAACAACCGAGCACCCTGTTTTGATTCCTTTTGATTTCCCTTTAAATAATAAAACAGACCTAAATAGTATTCATGGTTCTTTGTTAATAAACAACTCAGAGGACGGAATTATATTAAATAGCGGTCAGGACATTATCGGAGACGGTGGTATATCTAAAGTAATGGCAGTAGTTTTAGCAGGTACAGATCTCGTTGGAGGTGTTACAATAACAGGTGTTTCAGTAGATAGAAATACAGGAGTAGAGACACCTGCCGACACAGAAGTTTTAAATATAAACGGACTGACTACAGATACAAGCTCTACAGATTCTAACGGTAATATTATACATGGATATTCAAATGCGTATTTAAGTTCTAAATGGTGGAAAGGTACTCTAACATTTAGCACTACTGATCTGGACTTAACAGAAATTAGATTCGCTCAATTATCATTTGAGCAATTTAACGATACTCCAGATATAACATTAAATTCATTCGACACTAATTATATTATATCTAACACTACTGCTGTAATGGACACTTATTTATACACAGTTAAGGTTGCGGGAAGTATAGTAGAAATAGAACAAGTAGCGTCGTTAAATCATGAGTCTGGAGAGTTTGTAGGATCAAGTTTCAGGAAAAGAATAGGTAATATAAATGAAGAACTAGACGGAACAACTGACGGTATATTTATAGATTTATTTTTAGACCCAACAAACCAACAATATTTTTCATCATTCACGATGAAGGTATGGGCGACTCAAACACAAACAGTAACAATAGTTATACCGTAATGATAGAAGTAATCAACATATTAAGAAGTAGAGATTTTTACGGATGCAGTGATACAATTGATATTGCTAAAGGTAAAAACGAAATGGTATCGACTTGGAAGGGTTTTAAAATTAAAATGAAACGAGTATGGCAATCGAAAAAGAAATAATAATAAAAGGTGATAGTACTGACGCTGTAAAAAGTATTCAGGACGTTGACGATGCTATAAAAAAGACTGATAAAAGCGTTGATAAATTAGGAGACTCAACAAAATCCTCGCTAGATAAAACTAAAAAGGGAGCTAGTGGAGCTGCTAAAGGATTTAAAGCAATAGGCACCGCTTTTAAAGCTATAGGTATAGGTATTGTTGTTGCGTTATTTGCTAAGCTTGCTGAGATACTAGGCAAGAATCAAAAAGTAATGGACGTTTTTAGTAATGTTATGACTAGTTTGGAGATTGCTTTTAATGACTTGTTTTCTTTTGTGTCTAATAATTTTATGCCGGCATTTGAAGGTATGAAAAAATTCTTTTCTGAGTTGACATTTAAGAGTGTTGGAGATGGAATTAAAAAGAATATAATTGAGAGATTCGAGTCAGCATTAGAAGTACTTGGATTCCTTAGAAAAGCATTTAATAAATTCAAAGAAGGTAAATTTAGTGAAGCTTTTGACGAAATTAAGAATGCAGGAAAGGAAATGGTCGATGTACTTACAGGTGTTGACAATGTAGTGGACAAAGTTACAGATGTAGTAATAAAAGGCGCGGACGCAATTACAGGATATGCTAAGAATACTTTTGAAGCAGCGGCAGCGATAACAGCAGCATCAAAAGCCGCTTTAATAGGTGCAGCAATACAAGCTCAATTAGTAGAAAAATTTGATATTGCAGCGGAAAAACAGAGACAAATAAGAGATGCAGAAAATAAATCTATTAAAGAAAGAAAGATAGCAAATGATGAGTTAGGGAAAGTTCTAGAGAAACAAGAAAAAGCAATGCTGAGACAAGCTGACCTTCAAATAGCAGCAGCAAGGAACGCTTTTAACCTAAATAAATCTGACGAAAACAGGATAGCCTTAATTGATTCGCAAACTAATAAAATAGGAATATTAGCACAGATAGAAGGGTTTAGGAGTGAACAGATAGTTAACAGGATAGCTTTACAGAAAGAAGAGATAGAGTTAAATAATTCTATCAGCGATTCAGAAAAAGAAAGACAAATAGCGCAATTAGCATTTGAAGAAGAGCAAGAGGAAAACGCAGTATTAAAACTAGAAAAACAAAGAGAAAGGTTAGACGAGGAAAACGAAATAATCGCAGAAGATTTAGAACGCAAAAGAGAATTATTCCAAGAAGGTACACAGGCGAGGGTAGACGCAGAACAAGAGTTTCTTACCAGGAAACAGGAGATTGATAACCAAATAGTAGCAAACGAAAAACAGGCAGCTATCGAAAAAAAGATAGTTGCACAATTAGAGGCAGATGCAAAAATAGAAATAGCAAACCAAGTATTTAATTTAGTTGGATTGTTAGCCAAGAAAGGAAGTAAGTTAGCAAAAGGAGCAGCAGCAGCACAAACCCTTATGAATACTTATCAAGGTGTTACATCAGCACTAGCGGCAGTTAGTACAATTCCTGAACCATTCGGAACAGCTTTGAAATTTGCTAACGCTGCGGTGATTGGAGTTAGTGGATTACTAAACGTTAAAAAGATTCTAAGTACTGACGAAACAGGACAAAGTTTAAGTAGTGGGAGACCTGATACACCAAGCGGAGGAGGTCAAAATGCACCGTCTTTTAATTTAGTACAAGGAACTCAAGGAAATCAAATAGCAAGTAATATAGCAGGACAAAATGAAACACCTGTGAAAGTTTTTGTTACCAGTTCGGATGTTACATCAGCTCAGGAACTAGATAGAAACGCAGTAAGCAACGCGTCACTATAACAAAAATCGATACAAATCGTTATTAATATAAGTTATATATATGAAGACATACAAAGTACTTTTCGATAAATTAAAAAACAAAGGCGTTTATGGCATTTCTTTAGTTCATGATCCTGCGATGCAAGGCGAATTTATTGCGTTATCTAAAGAAGATAACAAAATTAAATTAGCTGAACTAGATAAAGAACAGCGTATTTTAATCGGTTTAGTTTTAGAACCTGACAAGCCTATTTACAGAAACCAAGGAGGCGAAGAGTTCAATATTATTTTTGATGCTGACACTATAAAAGACCTATCTCATAATTTCTTTATGAGTAATTCACATAAAAACTCAACCATAGAACACGAGGAAAAAGAGTTGAGCGGTGTTACGTTTGTTGAGAGTTGGATTATTGAAGACGAGAAAAACGACAAGTCAAACGCATTGGGTTTAAGCTATCCAAAAGGATCATGGATGGCCACAATGAAAGTAGACAATGAAGACGTTTGGAATAACTACGTTAAGACTGGAGAGGTGCAAGGGTTCAGTATTGATGCGATGGTAAATTTAGAAGAAATTAACTTAAAAAGTGAAATAAAGATGAGTAAAGATTTAGACAAAACATTTTTTGACTCTATGGTTGATCGTATAGTTTTAGCTTTAACACCTAAAAAAGAAGACGATACAAAAGTAGAATTAGGAAGTGTAAACAGTGCCGACGGTTCCGTTGTTATTCAATACGACGGTGAACAATTAGTTGCAGGAATTCCTGTATTTGTATTAGATGAAGCAGGTGAAAAAGTACCAATTCCAGATGGTGAGATTGAACTAGAAGGAGGTTTAATTTTAGTTGTTGCAGATGGTATAGCAATGGAAATTAAAGAAGCGGTAGTAGAAGAAGAGTTAAACGAAGAAGCAAAACAACCTAGTGATGCGGACACGTTAAGCGCAATTGAAAATGCTATTAAATCTATTATGATTAAATATAGCGAGATTACAGATTTAAAGATTAAAGATTTAAAGAAGGAAAATTTAGCTTTAAAAGAAGATATTTTAGAGTTACAAAAACAACCCGCGGCTAAGAAAATATCAGCATCGGCAGTACAGGTTGATTTAAGTAAAATGACCGAGTGGGAAAAAAGAAAACACTTTAGAAACAATGGCTAAGAAATACATTTTAAAAGACGGTGTGGTTTTGCATCCCTTTGGTGTAAATTCTAAAATCGATAATTCTAATATAACGGACACAATCGCAGAGATGCTTTTAAAAAAAGGTAGAGCAAAACAAAGCGATTTTATAGACAGTAAAATAGACATGGTTGTTAAGACCATTAAAAGAAAGTATAAAAAATTTAAAAATAAAAGATAATTATCATGGGTATAGTAAGTAATTCATTAGACATTTTAGGTGTAGCAGCAGAGCCTATTATAGAAGAAATTTTATTTCAAAATAACACAGTCGCTAAAGGCTTGGTTACTTTTGAAGATGATGTAAAAGCAGAAACAATTTTCACCGAGGCAGACGCAACAGCAACAATGCAAGCGTGGATATCAGGAGCTCCAACTTCGCAAGGTACTTTAGATTCTTGGGACACTAAAGTTACTCCGGAAAAAGTAATGTTTTATCAAGAGTTTGATCCTGAAACATTGCGTTTTAGTAGATATAAAAGAAGCATGAAACCTGGAGCTTGGGAAAACTTCTCAACTGAATTTGAACAAGTTGTTATCGGTGGTATCTATGCGAATAGAATTTCATTAAGTGCTGAAAATAACTTTTGGAACGGTGCAACATCTGCAACACAAGCAGCAATCGCAGCTTTAACTCCAGGTACTTTACAAACAGAAGTAAGTACAGAAGAGCAAGCAATGGCAGCAGCTATTGGAGCAGACGGTTTGTTTGATGGTCTTTTAACTAAGATACTTTATAACGATTCTAGACCTACTCACGTAGCAGGATTAGGAGAAAGAATTAAAGTAGCAGGAATAACAATTACAAGTGCTAATATTAAAGCTGAGTACGACAAGCTTTATGCTGCGATTCCAGCAGTTGTTTTAGAGAACGGAGAGCAACCAACAATTTACGCTCCTTATTCTCATAAACAATTAATCACTATTTTTAATAACAACGTAGCTAATTTTAAAGATGCTTTTGCTGTTAGCGGTGATACTTATGGGTTCAACGGATTAACAATTGAGTTTGTACCGATTCCTGAGAACGTACTTTTATGTGCTAAGAAAGAACATTTATTCTGGGTGACTGACTTAATGAGTGATATTAACATATTGAAGATGGATAAAATTGCAAACAACAGAGAGGATTATTTCTTGAAGTCTGCAATGTCAGAAGGAGCACACGTAGCAAATCAGAAGTATAACGTTTTATACGTAGGATAGAAATTAACATAAGGGTGTTATAACAATTGACACCCTTTTTAAAAACCTTATATAATATGCCTTGTAGTAGTGATATAACAGCAGGAAGAGATAGAGTTTGCAAGTCTAGTTTAGGAGGTAATTCTATTCTATACTTATACAACTTTGTTCCAGATCCTTTTACAGTTGTTGCAGGAGAAGCAACAGCAGTTAACGTATTGTTAACAACAGTATTTGCATTTGAATTGGAAGGGGACGGTAATACGTTAGTTGAAAATATGGTTTCAGACCGTAATACATCGACAACAGTAAACACACAGACCCTTACAGCGATTCTTAAAAAGATTGATGCATCAACAAGTGCCGAAATGAATTTACTAGCTAAAGGTTATCCTCAAGCGGTTGTATTAGACCGTAACGGAGTAGCGCATGCATTAGGAATTACGGACGGTATTGATTTTACAATTGATTCCGCAACAGGTGGAGTTAAGACTGATTTAAACGGATTCACACTTACAGGAGTAAGTACAGAGGGTAGTTTAAGTCCGAAATTAGACCCAGCAACATTGACAGCGTTTCAAGCGTTAGTTTAGTAGTAGTTTTTTCATAATTTGTTTTAGAAAAAATCCCTTATCGTAATTGATAAGGGATTTTTTATTACTTATAGTTTTTAATTAACCAATCTAATAATGCTTTTTTAGGCATCTTATTTTTATCTAACCACTCTTTTAGTGTTTCTGGCTCTTCAATTTCCACAAAACACTCTAGCGTTTCAAGGTCTACAAACTCATTAGGATTAACACTATATTTATACGTCACATTTTGGCTTCTGTCTCCGCACATGTAGTTGTCAATACTAAGCTCTTCTAATTGAAGGTTTAATTCGATTTTTTTCTTTACTTTTTTCATCTTTATCTATGTTTTAGACTGCAATATACAAAATAATTAATCATAATAACAATATTTAAGTATAAACGTTTTAATTACGTATGAAGGTATTAGATTTTAATAACACGAACCATTCGATTTCATTAGTTCCGAGATACTACCCAGAAGGGGCGGTAACTTTTGAACTATACAACGAAAGTACTAAGGTGAAAACCGTAGTTTCGAACACTTACATGATTACGAATGGCTTATTTACGTTAAATTTTAACTATACTTTTGAGAATAAAGAGAAATACCAGATTAAATTAGAAGAAAATAGCATAGTATTTAGAGGAAAGTTACTAATAACTGACCAAAATACGCAGGAGTACCGATTAACTAAGGATTTATATTACTATGAGTAACGAAAAGCACACGTCAGAGATCCGTTTGATCCAATTAAACAACTATATCAGACCCGATGTAGTAGAAAACAAGTCAAAAAATTGGGTTTTAAACGGTAAAAATAACGATTTCTTTGATTATCTTATCAAAAGAAACATAGGAAGTCCTACGAATTCAAGTATTAACGCTTCATATACTGACCTTATCTACGGTCAAGGATTAACAAGCGACAATACAGAAGGTTTAAAAATCTTAAATGAGATGTTAAAACCTAAAGAATTGCGTAAAATTATCTATGATTTCCAGTTATTTAATGGTGCTAAAATCCAAAAAATTAACAAGAAAGGCAAGAAACTAAGACCTGATTTGTTTCATATGGCTCAAAATTTAGTAGCTCCTTCAATAGAAAATGAAAATGGAGAGATAGAAAACTATTGGTTTAGTAGAGATTGGGCTAAACAATGGCAAAACAAACCCGTATCTTACCCTTCATTTGGAACTACAAAAGAAGCGATTGAAATATACGACTTAAAACCATATCAAGCGGGTAAGGTTTATTTTTCGGATCCTACGTATATAAGTTGCTTATCATATTGCGAGGTTGAAGAGGAAATAGGAAACTACGCATTAAGCCATATCAAAAACGGTTTATCTTTTGGGTATATTATAAATGTTCCGGATGGTAAAGTAATGACCACTCCAGAAAAAGACGAATTCGAGAAAAAGATAAAAGAAAAATTAGTAGGTAGTCCAAACGCAGGTAAATTTGTACTATCATTTAACGGTAGAGACGCAGAAATTACAATTACACCTATTGTAGTAAATGACGCTCACAAGCAATGGTCTTTTTTAACTGAGGAAAGTAAACAACAAATCTTAACAGCTCACAGGGCAACATCGCCTTCGTTAGTTGGATTAGTTTCAAGTAGTGGTTTTAGTAATACCGCTGAGGAAATGGACATGATGGAGAAGCAACTTCTTAAACGTGTAATTAAACCTAAACAAGATTTTATCTTAGACGCTTTAGAAGAGATAATGTTATTTTATGGTGTTGAACTAGATTTAAAATTTATACCGTTATCTGAAAACACAGACGCTAGTAATACCGAAGAAATAAAAGACGAAGTAGAAACAGAAGAAGAGTTAAAAAAACCACTTATAAAAAGAGTAGGATTAAAAAAAAAATCTAATGCAGAGTTGCTAATTGATTTAGGTGATGAAATAGATTTAACAGAATATGATTTAGTTTATGACGAAGCAGTAGATTATGATGATGATTTTGATTTTGAACAAAGTATAAATTTAGCAAGTACCGGAACAGCTAGACCAAATGCAAAGAGTGAACAAGATAGTGATGATATTGTAATACGATATAAATACGTAGGTAACAAATCACCTGAAAGAGAGTTTTGTAATAAGATGATGCGAGCCGATAAGATATACAGAAAAGAGGATATTATTGCAATGGAAAACAAAGCGGTTAATCCTGGTTTTGGTATGGATGGTGTAGATACTTATTCTATTTGGCTGTATAAAGGAGGAGGTCTTTTATCGGATGCATTTCCTGGAGGAACTTGTAAACACAAATGGAATAGAGTAATATATTTGAAAAAAGGAAAGAGCGTAGACGTAAGAAGTCCTTTAGCAGAAAAGATAAGTACAACCAAAGCGAGAAGCAAAGGTTACAAAGTGCCAACGAATGACACGAAGGTATCAATTGCACCTCACAACATGAAATAGTTATGGCAGAATTATTATTAATTAAACCTCAAGAGATTACAGAAACCACCATAATGGGAGGATCTGTTGATATTGATAAATACACATATACTATTTTCAATACTCAAATAAAGACGTTAGAGCCATTATTAGGTAGTGAACTGTATGAGAAGATTAAAACAGATTTTGAAGCTGATACGCTAGCGGGTTTATATCTTGAACTATACACCGACTATGTTAAGCCTGTTCTAAAATATAAAAGTGTTTCGGAATACATAAGTATCGCTAATTACATGTTGACAAATAGCGGACTAGTAAAACCAACTCCTGCTAACAACGAATTACCAACGATAGGAGAAGTTGAAACATTATCAAATAGTTACGATTCAACAGCACAGATGTATATTGAAAGGTTTGATAAATGGATAGGCTTAAATCCTTTACCTGAATACAAGACAAGCCAAGACGATGTAAACGCTGAGAACGATTTAAAAATAACAGGTGGATGGTATTTATAGACAACTATACAAAGAAATGTAAAACCACATTAGGAGGTATAAAGAAATTATATCTATTTCCTTTTGTTAAATATTCACGGGCACAAATTAAAGTTTCAGGAATGAATTTAACAGAATTTCCAGACACTTTTATTTATGAGTTTGACGCAATAGGTTCTTATTCTCAAAACTCAGAAGTAGAAAATGGAGACGTGTTTTATAATCAAAGTTGCACTATAAATTTAAGTGAGGTTTACGATGTTTTAAACATACAGGACTTATTAGTACAAGATTACAGAGCGATATTTTTAACAAATAACAATCAGTATCTAATTAGCGGTACACGCAACGGATTAACAGGAACAACGAATAATACAAGCGGAACTACAAAGTCAGAGTTTAATGGCTTTACATTAGATTTCACAGGCAAAGAAGAAAACCCTTTACTATTAATAGATGATTTGGAAAGTTTAGGTTTCTTTACATTTAACAAAGAAGAAGTATTTAATTACGATTTTAATTTCGATATATAAAATGGCAACAAAAAGAATATTAACAGCAGATAAGACAGGATTAGTCGCAAAAAAGGTTCACGAGAATCAATATTGGGACGACGACTACAACGAGCAAAAAGAAGTTGCGAATAATAACGCGGACGAAATTGATTCTAATAAAACAGAAATAGACTCATTAACCATAGGTCAAACTGGAGGCTTAATATCGTTTACTACGAAATCTATACTAGACGCACACACAGACGCAGGTAATAACGACAGCTACAAAGTAACTAACGACCCTGATAGTTCTAAAAACGGTTATTATCATTGGGACGGGGTATCAGCGTATATAAAAGACGCTTCTTTAGTTGTTTCTTCGTTAGATAACACTATTAATGTTGATGCAATTGGTGGAAAAGCAATAAGCGACTATGTAGATGGAAATTTAGCAATTGGGTATTATGATACTGAGTCTTTTTATATTGATAAAACAACAGGTGTAAAAACAACTTTCGCTGTTGCCGGGTATGCGGTAACAGGTTATTTGAAAATAGTAAAAGATAAAATAATTTTCAACGCAAGAGGGAGTGACGGAGCAACTGCAACTATCGCTTTTTACGATGAGGATAAAATATTTATTTCATCACTAAGTGGCGCTACTTTATATGATAATAAAACCACTACTTTATTAAGGTCTGAAATGCCATCAAATACCGTATATATTAGGTCTACTGGTTATTTTGAAAGTAGCTGGATATATTTTAAAGACTTATATACTTTAAATAATGATTTACAAGATAAAATAACACTTAGGAGTGGCTCACAATTCCATAAGAATACAGGTTCTTTTATAAATACTACAGGAGGATTAACCCCTAATCCTAATTATAATTATACTGACTATTTAGAAATAGATGTTAAAAACGGCTTCCATGTTTTCGGTAGGTCTAGTGCTCAGGCTTCTCTAGTGGCTTTTTATGACGTTGATAAAATTTTTATATCTTCAATAAACGAAGATAATAAAGACTCTGTAGATGTTTTTGTGGATATTATTGAGATACCTGTTAACGCTATTTATGTTAGGTGTACCGGATGGATAGGCAAATATAACTACGTAACAGCTCCTACGTTATCGTCTATTAGTTTAGATTTGAATGATAAAATTACTAATGTAGATGAAAATTTAACAAATGTAAATATAGATTTATCAATAGGTTATTATAATCAAGATAGCTTTTTTATAAATAAAAATACAGGAAACAAAACGGCTTCAATTGCTGGATTTTCAGTAACAGACTTTTTAAAATTAGGTAGAGATAAAATAATTTTCAATGCAAGAGGGAGTGATGGTGACGCTGCAACAATTGCTTTTTATGATATTAACAAAATTTTTATATCTTCATTAAGTGGCGCAGCAACATATGATAATAAAACCATAACATTATTAAGGTCTGAAATGCCTGTAGATACAGAATACATACGCTCTACAGGGCATTTCGAGAGTAGTTGGATTTACTTCGATAACTTATATAGTTTAAGAAATGACATTAATAATTTAGTTAATGATTCTTGGACTAATAAAGGTAAATATGTATTTGGTGAAAATATGTTGTTAAATAAAACAACACCTGTGCAATCTGGTATGCCTACAGAAGTGTTATTGCTAACAGATTTATATATAAAATATGATTCTTTAGTAACAACATATCCAAATTATGTTACAAAAATAGATTGCGACGCTGCAATGTTAATCGATGGAATACCTAAACCTGCTTATTTAAGCGGATTAGATACATTCCTATATCAGTTTAGACCAACATACGCACCTAACGGAGTTAATCATACAGGAGACCAGAATTATAATGAATTAAAAATATTTATAACAACAGGGACACATCCCGAATTCGTGGCAATGGACGCTTTGTATAATCAAATGAAATTTATTTGCGACACTTGGAACACTGATCAAAACGCAGAGGAGTTTAGGTATAATGTTACTTTTTATATTATACCTTCTTCTAATTTATCAGGTAACGATGCACAAGAAAGAGCAAACGATAACGGAGTGGATTTAAACAGAAATTTACCTACAAATAATTGGTTTGAAAGCGGAACGCCTGGCTTTGATTATAGCGGAGCTGTTGCGGGTTCTGAATATGAAACTAAAATTTTAATAAAATATTTAGAAGAATTAACTCCTAATGTATATATAGACTTTCATAATTTTGGGATTGATTTTGTAGGTAATTTATTTTATATACAATCATCAAGTCAGTTAGGAACAGATATAGACGCAAATCTAATTTCTGAAATAACACGTAAATTTAAAAATATTGATTCTAATATTGCACAAGACACTGAGACAATGGTAGGCTGGGTAGCCTCTGAGATTGAGGGCTCACGGACTTTATACGCTCACGAAAAAGGAATGTTATCGTTTTTATACGAAACGGCGCTTGGTTCGTCATGGTTAAACGGCGTTAATACTGGGAGTACTCAAAGGGCTTTCTCATCTTCGTTACATATAACCCAAGCTATGCAAGGTTTCAATATGTTTTTACTTAAAGTTTTAAAAACTTATAGCGAAACTGTAAAAGCAAAAGATTTTAATACTATATAGGTTTAAATAAATTTTAGTAACTTTACATAAACAAATAACAATGAATAACATTTTAAAGAGTTGGAAAACAACATCGGTAGCAGTATCACAATTAGTACTATGTATATCGGTATTGGTTATGTTCTATCTTGGTAAGATAGATATTACAGGGCTACAGATAGGGATTCCTTTAGTTATAGGTATAGGTAGTATAGTAGGAAACCTTTTTGCTAAAGACGGTGATAAGTCACATTCTATATCTATGAGTTCAGGAGGTCATCCAGATCCTAAAAAAGAAGAAAAATAATGAAGTATTCGGATTTAAAATATTATATAGGTATTTTATTTATGCTGTTTATTGATAGTTTACATGTCATATTTTTCAGTAGTAATGATAAATATGATGTGTATTTATTTTATGATCATCAAAGATATTTAACTAATATATTATACGACATGTCTAATTTAGTTAGATTTTCTCTATTGACGTTTTGGTTAATATCTTTGAAAAGGAAAATATTTGCACCGTTATTTGTATTGTCTTTACTTACATGGGTTAGTTATTTTACATTTTATAACCAAATGTCTAGTTTGTTTTTAATACCGTGCTATTTATTTGTCGTAATTTTATATAATAAAAATAAAAAACCATGAAGACCCCATTAACAATAGGACAGTTTATAGCTTTTTTAATATTTGTAATACCTTCTTCTTTGTTTTGGGCTTTTAATGCTGAAAAAACACACAAACAAGTAGAGCAAAATAAGATTGATATTTTAAAGAGAGAGAAACAGGATATAAAAAAAAGAGAATCGGACGAAAAAAACTTTATGTTAGTTTTATCTAAACTACACGATATTGAATTAAACCTAAAAGACAAGAAAAACAGGACTGAGTAGTTATCAGTATAACTAATTATCGCCACTAAACCTTATTTACTGGCGTTTCTATAAACAACTAAATATAATATAATGAGACCAATCGAACACATAGTAGTACATTGCGCTGACACTCCAAAAGGTGTGTATTTCGACATTGACGACATACGTACATGGCACATCAAACGAGGATTTTCAGATGTTGGTTATCACTATGTTATTTTATTGGATGGAACTATACAGCTAGGCAGACCACTAGCGCAACAAGGAGCACACGTAAGCCATTATAACCGTAAATCCATAGGAATATGTTACATTGGTGGTAAAGGAGGTGATACGAGAACTACAAAGCAAAAAGCCTCTTTAGTTTATTTAATCTCAACACTTAAAAGAACATTTAGAGACGCTGAGGTATTAGGGCACCATGATTTCAAAGGAGTTACTAAAACTTGCCCAGAGTTCGATCCAAAAACTGAATACAAAAACTTATGAGAAATCTAATTTTAATACTGTTTTCCGCTATCTTAATTGCGTCCTGTAGTTCTATGAGGAAAGTAGTAAGATCCGACAACACGCAAACAGATAAGACCATAGAGCGACGTGAGACAATAAGACAAGGTGACACGATTTCAATTAAGATACCAAACATTATATATAAGGATACTACTATTTTCAGAACCAACTACGAGACTAAAACGAAAATACGTATAAGATATGATGAAGACGGAAACGCAGAAGCCGATTGTATATCCGCAGAAATAGAAGAGAAATTAGAGCTTATACGCGAGACTATAAAGAACGATATTAAAAACAACAGGGATTCAAGTAGGGAATTTAACCCGCAATACTTCATTTATGCACTTGCGTTTCTAGGAGTAGTTTTAATTGTTTTGATATTATTAATTCTAAGGATACAAAATCAAACACCTAAAATAGTAGCAGGATTATTAAAAGGGATTAAGAAAGAGTAAAACATATTTAGTTGGGTGGGTTAGAAAAGAGGGTATAATTTATTTTATATCCTTTTTTTTATGCGATAAACTTAAATAAATATAATTAATACAACTTTTATGTTGTGGAATGGAATAAAAGTATTATCTTTGAGTATCGAAAGAAACTAAAACTAGAAATTATGACAACAGCAACTTATTTAAAAAACAACAGAAAAGAAATAGTAAGCATTTTAACTAACATAGTTAATTCATTAAGTGGTGTTACTTTAAAACAAGCGATGATAGTTTTTAAATCTGAAATGAAAGCTACTGATAATAATACAACACTTTCTTATTTTGCTGTAAAACAAATAGAACAAACATTTGGAGAAATAGAAGTTGTTTATACAAAATCTTATTCAGAAAGCAATCACGCAAAACAAGTTAACTACTACGGTAAAGACAAAACTAATCAATTAAACAACATATAATTATGAAAACTATCTACACTAACGGAAAAAGTTTATTTACTTTAAATAACTACGATAAGACATCAGGCGTATGTCATGTTCACGGAATAACTATTCATGGCGAAGCATCTAACTTAACAGCTAAATCAATGCATGCTAAAGGTATTATTCATTACATTGACGGAATAGGAGACAGAAAAGTATTTAATGGCATTAAATTAAACAGAAATACGAAATTTGATCAATTTAAAATTTGGTAACCATGCAAACAATCAAATCCAACAAACAAAACTCCGCCTCGAAAACACTTTTAACAACCACAGAAAACAAAGGACATATAATAGTCACAGCGGAAATTCAAGAAGTATTTAACAATAAAATAAACTAAATAATTATGAACTCAAAAGAAAAAGCAAATGAATTATTTTATAAATATTTAGACCAAATGCCTGATTATTTTAAAGGTAAACAAGGCAGGAATACATCTAAGAAAAACGCATTGATTTGCGTACAAGAACAATTATCATTAATAGATGATTATGCTAGTAGACAAATGTTAACTAATTGGTCTAACGCTGTAAGTTATTGGATTGATGTTAAAAACGAAATAGAAAAACTATAACCATGACAAAACTATACTATCAAACAGCAAGCGAAGCAGGAGCAGCACTAAAGAACCTATGTAATAATAATTGGAAAAAACTAAGCGCAAAACGCTTAACGACTCAATACACGAAGTATAAGTATAAAAATAATACTTACTACATATCTTCTAACACGTCCGACAAAGACGAAATAGAGAAAGAGTTTTTAATTCAATTCGACATAAAGAAAACAGTACGCAGCATCTTAGCAAACATTCCGGAAATACAAATCGATTTCCAAGAGTACGACGGTGAACATGGAGTATTAGATAACGAAAATTACGAGGTTAAAACAGACGACCACACGATCCGATTTGCATTATACATAAACGACTGCAAAGATATTGAAAACATACGCGTATTTTCGGACACGGAATGGTTAGAAATTCAGGATCCAGAATTAGAGAAGATAAAAAGAAAATTAATTAAACAAATAAACTATTAGTTATGTATAAAACATTTAGATACGGAGATAAAGAATTAGAGGTTGATAATGAGTTTGACCATGATAATGAGATTGAATTTTGCATTACTGACGAGGACAGAAATAACCAATCTGTTTATTTAAATAAAAAACAGTTAGAAGAATTATTAGATCATCTTAAATATATACTAAATAAATAACAATGGAAACACTAACAAAAATATCATTAATAATTTACGCTTTATCTATAGCGGGTCTTTTAGCCGTGATAATTTGGGCTGCATATAAAACCCAAAAAGCTAAATACGAAAAGAGACGAAAAGAATTC